ATCGTATTCCGGCCGCCAGTACGCTGGGCCAGGCCATTGGCGCCAGTGAAGTGGGCATAGCTGTGCATACCCGATATCGCACTGCCGATGCCACAGCCGAACCCATAAGAAGTGCAAATCTAGATCCTGTGCCGGGCCTGCTGATCATCGAGCCCACGGTCAAAGACATTAAAAATGTCACACTCAACAAAAAGCTCATAGATCAACTGCGGGCAGTAATCAGCACCCACGGCGCCGACATCAATGGCCTGTTTAATCCGGCTGAGTTGAGAGCCGCACAGCTCAGCGACTTGCCGGCCTTGTGCAAACGCTACATCAACAGCAGGATCACCACGGACTATGAAAATCTCCTGCCAGACTTTGGTGACTGGTTGCAGAAAAATGTCACACCGCGAAAGTACAACAACATAGTGGAATACCTGCAGAGCCCTAGAAGCAATATGAGTGGCATCACGGCCGCATTCACTGCTTTCTTGCTGTTGCATGAGATCAAGATGGACATGCTGTCGCAACTGGATCGCCAACAGCCTGGACAAGAAGGCTGGGTGTTGGCCACTGATGCTGGCCGTGCCAAGTTGGTAAATAGATTTGGATTTAGTGCAGGAAATCGTATCCTAAACAACCCAAATCTGGTCTCCTAGACCCAGATTTTCTCCAAAAGATATAAATAAAAGTAGGACCTTTGAGTCCACATACTAAGGAGAATTATTATGCCAGCATTAACAATCACCAGTGGTGGTTCACAACCAGTATTTGCAACTGATACCCTAAACGGTCCTCAGTTAGCCGCAACAACAACCTACACACCTGCAGGTGTCCCAACCAACTTCATGGGTCCAGCCCTTGACTTCTTTGGTTGCGACCTTGGTGCAGATCCTTCAACAGAAGCCGAAGTCAACGGCATGTTGCAGACCCTGTTGCAAAGCATACAACAAACAGCCACAGTGGCCATGTATCAAGTGGCTGCCACAGCAAACGTCACCAACTTCTCGGTGGCAGTGTTTCCAGTTGGTGCTTACACAGCAGCCACATTGCAAGCCCAGATCCGTGCTCTAGGCACAGTGGCCGGCTACAACTTGGCAGCTGCTGACGTTACCAACGTTGGTTTCCGTTTGGCTTCTACAGCTACATCAGCATCCTAATCAACTTTACATTGATTGCACAAAACGCCCTCCGGGGCGTTTTTTGTTGACTTTGTACGCAACTGTGTTATACTGGTTAAATACATCATGCAGGTCAGCAAAATCACCGAAGTCACCATATTTGAAAGCCCCGACGGTGGACGCACTGTGTATGCCAGGAAACCCGGCACCACACACAGAGAACTGCACTATCAAGATCCCAACCTGCAACAAGAACTCAAAGAACTAGAAAGTCAAAAACGCTGGGTGGACATATTCCAGGCCCGCCGAGACAATGCCGAACTTGATCACCTGTGCGAACAGGTGGAGATCATGTATGAACTGGGTCGGCCACAATCATGAAGTTTGTATGCCAGACCCTGTTTGACATCACTGCCACGGGCACCACAGGCCACCCCAAGTCCACACGCTGGCCCTGCCAGGATCGTAGTGGCCAGGTCATCGCCGGTGCTGAGGCCTGGAATCGCAGCCGCAACCAACAACGCAACTGGGAAACCCTGCAACAGATCCTGGGTCTGCGCACACAGATCACTGAGATCACTGATCCTGTCATGGATGCCTCAGGCACACGTTGGATGTTTGAGTTTTCTACAGATACACCCGGTGCGTTTGGACCTGATTCTGATCCCACTGCTGTGTTGCGCACAGATGCTGCGGGTGTGCCCATGCTGAAAGACGGTGTCGCTGAAGCTGTCACAGACACCTGTCTGTGTACACAAGGTGCAGGCCAGAATATCTGGTTCGCCGCTGTGCCCATAAATACATGATGGAGACCCAGCATGGCCGAGACCACTGACATCGAAAAGAAAAGCCTGGAAGCACACGTGGAACTGTGTGCTGAACGCTACAATGCCCTGGAACAGCGCCTGGATCATGTGGATGCCAGGATCAGCACACTCAGCGACATCATCAGAGAAGTGCATGACATGATGCAGAAAATGAGTGAAAAACGCAACGATCAGATCATTTCCTGGGGTCTGGGCATCATTGGTGCGCTGACAGCCACCACAGTATATCTCGTCACCCAATACGTTTTTAAATGATAAATGATCGCGAAGCGGAACGAGTATTCCGCCAAGAATTCCGTGATCTCATGCCCAATGTGATCTGGCAAAGTGAGGACGGTGTGTATCAGGTGTTTGGTCGCTATAGGATACAGCCCGAGGCCCAGGGATGGCGTGTGTTTTGTAGTGCCACAGATGTGGGAGTATTTGCCACCACACGAACCGCACTCAGCTGGTGCATAGCAGACAAAAACTGCGCATATAACACTGCCCAAGAAATGTTGACCACAGACAACAAGTTGGCCGCACTCACAGCCGACATTGACACCCGTGCTGCCATAGGTGATAGGAGCCGTGATCCGGCCCTGAGAGAAATCATCATGACCAAGCTGGCCAGCAAGATCATACACAAAAAACGGCTGGAAAATCAGTTGTCCAAATGTGTGAGCTGGGCTAAATATGTTCAACAACGAGGATTCGAAGATGAAACTGCAAGAACTGGCCGTGGCCAACCCAACAAAACAAGCCGCCCGGGTATTTGAAAGCTACTTTGGCAAAACACTGTCCTTTGATAGCGTCAGTGCCCAGCAGGCCCGTGGCATGTTGCGCCGTGTGCGCGATACCATAGCCGAGCACCGCAGGACTCCCGAGTTCCATACAAGTGAACAGAATCCGGCTTATCTAAAACTGGTGGTCATGGAGCAGGCCTTGGCCGCACGTGTGCAAGAGCAAGACACAGTGCAGACCATGAATCCTGCAGAGCAGGCACGGCAACGCCAGCAACAACGCACGGATATCGACAAAAGCATTGTTGAAAAACAACGTGAACTGTCCGATCTACAGCGCCAGAAAGCCATGATGGAACGCCGACAGAGTCTGAGATCACGTCTACAAGAAGCCAGTGAAGTGCAACAAGCCCAGGTGGTGCTGGCCAGCCAAGACATGGTGGATCAGGTGCAAGGCATGAGTGAAGACATCAGTGCCATGCAGTTCAAAGACCTGCCGGCCTTGGTGGATCAGATCAAGAACGAAGTTGGTGTGGACCAGGCCGCACAATTCAACACCGATGCCACAGCAGCCTTGAGTGGTTTGTTGCAGAATCTGCAGGCCGCTAAACAACAACTAGAAACTGCCTTGGGCGTGGTCACAGGACAAGCTCCTGTGGTGCCCGGAGCAGATATCACAGCAGGTGCTGGACTAGGTGGCGAGATGCCAGCTGAACTACCGGCACCCGGTGAGGAAGAGATCAATGTCACTGATGTGGACATTGAAGAGCCTGAACAAGAACCCGTGGCAGGACTGGGTCGTCAACGTAGATAATGCTGATCCGCGAGTTCCAGGACACAGGCCGAGTCTCTAACCAAGAACGCTTGTTGGCCTTGGCCACTTTTCTCAAAGACCGTGCCAAGGATGAAAATGCCCGAGCCGAAATCAGCCAAGCTGCGTTCATCGAACTAGCACAAGATCTCAAGGTCAATGTGACTCCAGACAATCTGGCCGACATGATCAGCCAGCAACCTCTCAGCAATGTGCTGGAACCCATGGAACCCAATTCCGATCGCTTGAGATTCAAAGGCAACACCGAGGCCGAAACAGGCATGAGCGTGGACCAAGCACGAGCAGTGGTAGATGCCAATGCCAAAAGTGCAATGAAGCGCCGCCAATAACCAAAGTCGGTTGTAAATACACAAGCTACATGTTATAATACACAAAGGAGTGTGAAATGGCCTATTCAGAAAAAGTAATCGATCATTATGAAAATCCCAGAAACGTGGGCAAGATGGATGCTGGCGATGTCAATGTAGGCACCGGCATGGTAGGAGCCCCCGCATGCGGTGACGTAATGAAACTACAGATACGTGTAGATGAACAAGGGATTATTCGAGATGCAAAATTTAAAACATACGGGTGCGGGTCGGCGATCGCGAGTAGTAGTCTCGTCACCGAATGGGTCAAGGGTAAAACGCTGGAGCAGGCTGGCGCAATTAAGAATGCTGAAATTGCACAGGAACTCAGTCTCCCGCCGGTTAAGATCCATTGTTCGATCCTTGCGGAAGACGCTATTAAGGCGGCCATAGAAGACTATAGGAAAAAACATCCAGATGATACAGGCAACTGACACAGCCACACGCAAGATAGCGGAAAACTTAAAGCGCAGAGGTCATGGCCTGGGCATACGTCTTGGTGTACGCACTACAGGTTGCAGTGGTCTGGCCTATGTGCTGGAATACATAGATCAGGTTTCAGCCGATGACATGTCCTTTGAAATGAAAGATTTTGTTGTGGTGGTTGATCCCAAAAGCATGACCTATCTACAAGACGTGGAAATAGACTATGTGCGCCAGGGCCTTAACGAAGGTTTTGAATTCCGCAATCCTGTGGAAAAGGACCGCTGTGGATGCGGGGAAAGTTTTCGAGTCTAATTTGTACAATCCCAAGTTTGATTACCAACCTCTAAACAGGGTTACAGAAGATGGTCGCCGGTTATATGACACGCCCGGCGGCAAGTTGCCCAGCGTGACCACAGTGCTGGAACGGACCAAGCCCGAAGAAAAAAAGCAAGCACTTCAAGAGTGGCGCCGTCGTGTGGGGCATGCACAAGCACAGGCAATAACCACCGAAGCTGCCAATCGCGGCACTAGAATGCACACCTATCTCGAGCACTATGTCAAAACAGGTGAACTACGAGAACAAGGATCAAATCCCTTTGGCTGGGCCAGCCATGCCATGGCCGAAACTGTGATCGAACATGGTCTCAAGAATGTGCAGGAATTCTGGGGTGTGGAAATACCCTTGTATTTTCCTCGACTGTATGCAGGCACTAGTGACGGAGCTGGCATACACATGAACGAAGAAAGTATCTTGGACTACAAACAAACCAATAAACCCAAACGCCGAGAGTGGATCGAAGACTATTTCCTACAGTTGGCAGCCTATGCTCTAGCACACAACGAAGTTTACGGTACAAACATTCGCAAAGGTGTAGTGCTGATGTGTGTTAAACCCGAAGTCGATGTTCAGGGAAACCCTACAACACAACCACAATATCAAGAATTTGTGCTGGAACCCACAGATTTTGACCACTGGGCCGATGCTTGGTGGCGCAGACTGGAACAATACTACCTACTGACCAGCTAAATACACCAAACTTAGCAAGGACAACACCCGTGGCCATAGTACAGATATCACAGATAACAAACCGCAAAGGTCTAGACATAAATCTGCCGCAGTTGGCAGGTGCCGAGCTGGGCTGGAGTGTGGACACACGACAGTTGTACATTGGCAATGGCACTCTTGAAGAAGGTGCGCCGGTGATTGGCAACACGGAAATACTGACAGAATTTTCTGACATACTCAACTTTACCAACACCTACACCTACAAAGGTGAAGCAGCTGGATATACTGTACAGACCGGACCCACAGCAGGCACACCTGTAACGCAAAGCCTGCAATCATGGTTGGACCAATTTGCCACGGTCAAAGATTTTGGTGCTGTAGGCGACGGAGTTACCGATGACACAGCGGCCATTAACCGCGCACTTTATCAACTGTTTTGTAGAGAAGTCAATCCGCAGATACGTCGAAGCCTGTTCTTTCCGGCTGGCGTGTACCGTGTGACCAGTGTGATCAAGATACCACCCTACGCCACCTTGTGGGGTGAAGGCAACGACAACAGTGTGATCACCATGGACAACGGTGTGGCCAGTTATGTGGCCCGCACCGCCGACAGTTTACAAAACATAGGAGTCAACATCGGCGATGCCGGTGCCACTCCTCCACAGTCTATAACCATAACCAATCTGGGCTTTACACATCTCGACGAAGAACAAGATGTGTTCCTGGTCCAAGACGCAGTCAACTGCCGTTTCCAGAATGTGGGATTCCGTGGCACCTCAACCCTGGCAAACCTGGTTTCAGATGCAAACGGTTCTATAGGAGTCAGCTTTGCCAGCACATCGGCCTTGGTTTGTGAACAGATTACCTTTGATGGCTGTGTGTTCAGTGGCTTGGTCTGGGGCATCAACACCGATCAACAAATCAAGGGTGTCACTATGTCCACAAGTCTGTTTGATACCTTGTATCGCGGAGTGGTACTGGGCACAGCCGCTGTGACCAATGGCGGTCCCACCGGTACCCGCATAGTGGGCAACATGTTTGACAACATCTACAAAGAAGGCATTATATTTGGCAGCAATCTGGTGTTGGCCATCAATGCCAGTGGTCACAACATTTTCTATGATGTAGGCAATCATTTCACAGGTGCCACTGGCACTCCAGCCACCAGCATAATCAGCATACAAAGCAACAACAATGTCAGCATCAGTGACCTGTTTGCCAGAACAGACGCATTTGCTACCACTCATGCCCGGATAGATCTAAATGACACTGTCAGCATAGCCACCACCAATGGCAGTCAATTGGCCCTTGGCGCATATGTGAGAAATAGTGGTATTGACTCAACATTGATCAACAACACCACGGCCACTATTTTTACAATCAATGCCACCCAAATCATAGCATTCAGTGTCAACTACACCATCTCACGTGAATTTAATTATCGAACCGGCACCTTGACAGTAACCTCGGACGTGGGCGACAGCTCGGGCGGCTTGGAGTTCACCGACGACTTCACGGAAAACAATCCCACTGGCATAACCTTGACAGTGTCACAGTCAGGCGACACCATCAGCGTTGGTTACACAGCCACAGCCACAGGTGTCAACGGCACCATGTACTACAGCGTCACACATCTAGCTTGATCTGGCCTGCCACATTTAGTGCCCGGCTGGAAAGCTGGAATCTC